GAGGCTGCAAAGGTTGAAGTTAAGGCTGCAACAGCACCTTATATTTCAACTACTGTTCGTAACCCAATCGTTGATAAGGCTTCTTATCTCGAGCATTCAGTTCGTGCAAAGTTAGGCAATGAAGATTCTCGTATATATGTTGCAGCAGCAGCAGATATTACAGATAACGCAGGCCTAGTCCCTACACGTCAATTAACCGAAGTTATTAATGGCATCTCAAACGCAGATCGTCCATTCATTGACTCAATTTCTCGTGGCGCTCTACCTGATGCAGGTATGACTTTCGAGATCCCAAAGATTACAGTTGCTCCAACAGTTGCAGTCGCATCTGAAGGCGGAACACCATCAGAAACAGACCAAAACGCAGCTTTCGTTTCTGTGAGCGTTCAAAAGTTCATCGGCCAGCAGACATTTAGCCTCGAGCTACTTGATCGCAGCTCACCTGCATTCTTTGCAGAACTCGTTCGTCAAATGGAATACGCATACGCAAAAGCCACAGATAACGCAGTTGCAACAGCAATGGTTAACGGTGGAACAGATGGCGGAAACCGCGCAGCACTTACAACAGGTGCTCTTGTTGCTGACTTCGTTTCAGATGCAGCAGTTTCTATCTACAAGGGAACTCTTGGCTTTGCGCAAAACATCGTAGTTTCTCCAGAACAATGGGGCGCTCTAATGGGCTTGGTCGATGGTTCAAATCGTCCAATTTTCCAACAGACAATCAATCCTCAGAACGCTGGCGGAACTCTTACCGCAACAGCAATTCGAGGAAATCTTCTCGGACTTAACCTTCGAGTTTCACGCGCATTAACAGATGGTTCAGGCGTTGGAGATAACACTCTTATTGTTATTAACCCAGATGCTTACACCTGGTACGAGTCACCACGCTTATCACTTCAGACAAACCTAATCTCAACAGGTCAGGTACAAGTTGGCTATTACGGCTATGGAGCCACAGCCACAAAACTAGGCGCTGGCGCTTACCGCTTCATGGTTGCGTAATTAATTAACTAATCATGGGGGGGCTGCTGCTCCCGGTGGCTCCCCCAGTCGTTTAATAGAGAGGATGTAGAGATGGCAACAATCGTAACCGTAGCTGAACTAAGGTCAATTCTTGGCGTCTCTACAGCCCTTTATAGTGACGCATATTTAACAGATGTAATAGATACAGCCGAGGCAGTTATCTTGCCTATGTTGGTGAAGTACTCAAGCCCGATCGATGTCGTGGCGCTTCAAGATAACATCGCTACATATTATGTATTAGGCGATAACAACTTTTCAGCGGGTCAGAGTGTAGTCGTTACAGGCGTCGGCTCCCCCTTTAATGGCACTTTTACAATCCTAGAATCAAGTAACTTAGATTACGATTCATTCGTATTGCGGTCTAATTCACGCATATTCTTAGATGGTTCATACAGAGAATTCAACGGCTTCTTTACAGTATCAATTACAAACGCTGATATTACAGAGCGCAAGGTAATACCATCAGGCTTAGCAACTCTTTCAGGCGCAGCTACTTATGTAGGAAATAGCGCGGTCGAGTCAGCAGTCCTAGCCGTTTCAGTAGAAGTATTCCAGTCTCGTATTGCTCCAGGTGGGCAGATTGAGGGCGTAGACTTTACAACCGTAAGCCCATACCGCTTAGGCCGTAGCCTCTTTAATCGAGTGTCAGGACTTCTCGGAGCGTTTATCGACACCGATTCAATGGTGCAATAATGCCAGCATCAACGATCCTAGATACAGTCCGTCAGCCTTTAGCAACAGCCTTCGCTAACGTCGCAGGCAATGTTTACGCCTACGTTCCAGAAGCGCCCATGGTTCCATTCGTGGTTACAGTCCCGGACTCGCCATATCTTGAATTGGAAACAATCGGCAAGACAACGCTTCACACTAAAATTAACCTCGTAGTCTCAGTTGCAGTTGCGTATAACAGCAACCCAGCATCGCTCGACAATCTCGAGCAGCTAGTAATAAGTGTTCTGAAAGTTATCCCAGTTGGATACACAATCGGAGCGGTTGAAAAACCAACGGTAACTCAAGTCGGGCCTTCTAATGTGCTGGTCGCGGATATCAGAGTTTCTACCTACTACACACAAACAAACTAAGGATAAATAATGGCAACCACAGTAATCACAGGTCGCGATATTTCTCTATCTTTCACAGGTGGAACAGATATCGAGGCTCAGGCAACTTCAGCAGTTCTAACTAAGACAAACCTTCGCGAGACATATCAGACTCTCGATGGCGAGGCTTACAAGACCACAAACATTGAAGGAACTTTTGCTCTCTCAATGCTCGCTGACTGGGGCAAGGCTAACTCAGTATGCGAGGCTCTATGGGCAGCAGCAGAAACTGCACCTGATACAGACATTCAGATCACACTAACAGCAGCCACAGGCGCTCAGTTCGTGTTCCCAATCATGCCAGAATTTCCTACAGCAGGCGGAGCAGGAACAGATGCTCAGACTGTAGACTTTACATTCAAGGTATCAAAGGGAACAGTTACAGAAACCTTCAGCTAAACAATAGAAACGGGAGCAAACAATGCAACAGAACATAACAATTAAATATGTAGATGGAACCGAAACCACTTACCTGGTTCGCCCACCTGATTACGCCAAATGGGAGATGACAACTAAAAAGGTTATCTCTCAGTTTGGCGGCATGTGGGACATTCTTTATGTAGCACATTCAGCAATGAAACGTGATGCAGGGGGCAAGCCAACCAAGACACTCGATGTCTGGATGGAGTCAGTCTCAGATATTGAAGTAGGTGGGGAAGACCCAAAAGTCATCCAAGAGGAAGCGTAAGCCGACTCTTAGTTGAACTGGCAATAGCAACACAGATCCCAATGGATAAGTGGCAAAGTGCCGAGGATATTCTTACAGCAATAGAAGTACTAGAGGAGCGCAATCGTGGCAAGTGAGCTAGTAGCACTAGACCAGACTGAACTTCGTCAAGTCTTTAAGGCTTTAAAAAATATGGGTGAGGAAGCAAACGATGAGGCCAAGCGCCAATCAGGCGCTCTGGCTGAATTCGCTAAGACCGAGGTTATCCAAACGGCTAACTCAATTCGTAGCAGCAAAGTCGCAGGCCGTATTGCTCAAGGATCCCGGGTTAAGAAATCAAGCCGCATCGGTGAGATTACTTTCGGATTTGCTTCTCAAAAGTTCTCAGGTGGAGCAACCACTAGAGATATCTGGGGCGGTTCTGAATTCGGTTCGAATAAGTTTAGGCAGTTCCCTGTCTGGTCAGGCCGCGAAGGTCGAGGCTCTAAGGGCTGGTTTATTTATCCAACTCTGAGAAAGATTCAACCTCAGATCGTTGCTCGATGGACTGAATCGTTCTCTAAGATTTTGAAGGAGTGGGGCTAATGGCAACAGGTACTAGAGCGTTAACGCTTAAACTCCTTGCTGACGTCGATAACTTCACCAAGAATCTTAATAAAGCCGATAAGGATGTTATGTCCTTCGGCGATAAGGTTTCAGACTTTGGTAAGAAAGCAGGCTTGGCGTTTGCAGCCGCAGGCGCAGCAGCCGTTGCTTATGCTGGCAAGTTAGCCATCGATGGAGTTAAATCTGCTATCGAGGATGAAGCAGCCCAGGCAAAGTTAGCCAATACTTTAAAGAATGTAACAAACGCAACAGATGCTCAAATAAAATCTACTGAAAAATTCATTCTTAAAACTTCATTAGCTACGGGTATTTCAGATGATGAACTTCGCCCATCACTAGATCGGTTGACCAGAGCAACTAAGGATTTAGACAAGGCTCAGCAGTTACAAACCCTTGCACTTGATATTGCTGCTGGTAGTGGCAAATCACTTCAGGCAGTTACAGAAGCACTCTCAAAGGCTCAGGAAGGCAACCTAGCAGGCCTTAGCCGCTTAGGCGTTGGAATTGATAAAGCTGAACTTAAGACTCTTACATTCGATCAGATCACAGCCAAACTTGCTGGGACTTTTGAGAACCAGGCATCAAAGCAAGCAGACACATTCCAAGGAAAGTTAAGCCGTCTACAGGTAGCATTCGATGAAGGTAAGGAAACCGTAGGATCTTACATTCTTACAGCGATTACTCCGCTAGTTGAAACCTTGGTTCAAAAGGTTATCCCAGCCATTGCAGACTTTACCGATAACCTAGGCGAGAAACTCCGCCCGGTAATTCAATTCCTAACTCCTATTACCGATGGACTTCGTAAAGCCTTTAACACAGTTCGAGATTCTTTGGCTTCAAATAGCGAAGAACTAAAACCGCTTATTGATTTATTTAAAGGTATTGCTGCATTCGCTCGTGACGTATTAGCGCCAATTCTTAGCAAGACTCTTGGTGGTGCATTCCAGGTTATAGGAAAAGCGGTATCTGGACTTATTACTGGTTTAGCCAGCGTAGTTTCATTTTTTGATGATCTGTATAACAAAATCAAACGAGTAATTGATTTATCTAAGCAACTGGCCAGCAATCTAAATCCGTTCAGTAATTCTTCATTCTCAACTGGGGCAAGTTCTCCAGCAGCGCCATCCACCCCGGTAACTCCTTCTGGCATTCCAAGTTATTTAAACGTGCAACCAGTATCGACCACAAATATTACCGTCAATGGGGCAATCGATAGCGAGTCAACAGCTCGTCAAATAGTCAAAGTTCTTAATGATTCTAACGCTCGAGGCACTCTTGGCAGTTTGGCGTTCGTCGTTTAATGACTGCATATACCCCTTCCTATAAGGTATTAGTTAATAGCGTTGAAATTACAGACGTAACAATAGCCAACCTAGTAATTACCTCAGGCCGTACAGATATCAATTCCCAACCGATTGCAGGCTATTGCCAAGTGCAGTTAATGAATCTTGATAACTCAAGCTATAACTTTACCGTCGGGACTGGAATTACAATAGAAGTTACTAATTCGGTTGGAACTTATATTCCTATCTTTGGCGGCTTTATTTCTGATTTTACTATTGCGGTTAATCAAGCTGGAAATTTAGGTTATACAACTACTGCAACTGTTACAGCCCTAGGAGCATTATCTAAACTTCCTCGCATTATCGATCCTGGAGTCTTATCTCAAGACTTTGACGGGGATCAGATTTACACCTTGCTTAATGGCTACCTATTAGGATCATGGAATGACGTTCCGCCAGCGACAACGTGGTCAAGTTACAATCCCACCGAAACGTGGGCAAATGCAGTAAACGTAGGATTAGGCGAGATTGACCAGCCAGGAAATTACGAGCTCATAGCCCGGTCTTCTTCAGATACAGACCTTTACTCATTATGCACTGCTATCGCTAATTCCGCTTTTGGAGTGTTATACGAGGATGCAGATGGCAGGATCGGATATGCCGATTCGACACATAGGCAAGATTACTTAGCCAATAACGGATACACGACTTTAGATGCCAACCACGCTAACGGTTTAGGTTTAGCAGCTACTACTCGCGCTGGAGACTTACGCAATAGCTTTACAATTACTTATGGCAATAGTGGAAATCAGACTTATACCGCTACCGATGCAGAGAGCCAAATTCTTTTTGGCGTTTATGCCGAGCAGTACACATCTCGAATTAGACATACAGTAGATGCTGAAGACTTAGCCGATAGATATATCGCACTAAGAGCCTTTCCTTATGCCAAGTTTGAAAGGATTACTTTTGTACTTGGAAACCCTGAGATTGATAATTCTGATCGGGATGCCTTAATTAACATATTCCTAGGGCAACCAGTCTGGATTCAGAATCTTCCTGGTAATATCAATGATGGTTCGTTCCAAGGCTACATCGAGGGCTGGACATTCCGAGCAAGCCTAAACAACCTAAGCGTGACTTTCAACGCTTCTCCAATAAACTTCTCCCAAGTTGCGGTAAAATGGGAGCAGGTAAATGCAACAGAAACTTGGAATACTCTAAGTCCAACCCTTACATGGCTTAATGCGATAGGAGCAGTAGCGTAATGGCAACAACAACTACTAACTTTGGTTGGGATATTCCTCAATCAACCGACCTAGTAAAGGATGGCGCGACCGCCATTGCTGCACTTGGTCAGGACATAGATACAGCCTTAATTGATCTTAAAGGCGGAACTACGGGCCAAGTACTAGCTAAGGCATCAGGAGCAGACCTTGATTACACCTGGTCAACCCCTCAGGTAGGAGACATAACAGAAGTTACTGCTGGAACTGGTATTTCAGGCGGCGGAACTTCTGGAAATGTAACAGTTACGAATTCAATGGCTACGGCTATTGATGCCAAAGGTGATTTAATTGCAGGTACCGGGGCAGATACTTTTTCAAAATTAACAATCGGCGCTAACAATACAATTTTGACAGCCGATAGCGGGGAAGCAACTGGAATGAAATGGGCTGCACCTGCTAGTAGTGGCGGAATGACAGTTTTAGCGTCGGGAACCCTTTCAGGGACATCATTGGATTTAACTTCTATCTCGGCCAGTTACAACAACTTAGTGTTAGAGATTATTGACGCAAATTGGGGCACAAGCGACGATTATTTTAAACTTAGATTAAATAACCTTTCTACTTCAATTTACACAACCGTTGCTCAAGGCACAAATACTAATGGATCTTCTTCTTCATTTTATGGAGCAGGCAGCGCTGATCGTTTGATCCTATGGGGCGGAGTAACCATGGTTAGAACTGGAAAAAATAGTATCTATTTAACTATTCCTGATTATGCGGTTGTTAAAAACCGCCGAGATATCTTTGGAAATATCTGTGGTCAAAACTCAAATGCAAACGAAACCGCTGTTTATTGGACAGGTTTTAGCACAGATTCAACAGCGGTTGACAGAATTACTTTCTCAACACAAACTGGTTACACATTCAGCAGCGGTTCATACAAACTATATGGAGTTAAATAATGACAATCAAATTAGTACATAATGTCGCAACGGGCGAAGTTTCTGAGGTGGAATTGACAGCCGATGAATTGGCGCAATTAGAAGCTGATAAAGCGGAGAAAATTAAACAAACTAAAGCCGCTCAAGCCAAGCAAACTTCTAAATCTGAACTTCTTGATCGTTTAGGAATTACTGCTGAAGAAGCCGATGTATTACTTGGATGAAACCAACTCTTTGTAAAGCTGGTCAACAGTTAAGGGAACAGTTTGATGACACCTTCCCAGATCGTGATCGGCGTTCCGATGGATGGATTGGCGATACACGCCATTCAGCGCGTCCTAGCGACCATAATCCTGATCCAAAGGCTGGGATGGTTGTCAGAGCAATCGATGTTGATGCAGATGTCCATAAGAGCG